TTGTATTGTTGTTTTATCTTCTAATTCTTCTTTGGAATATTGTTTATTTCCTCCCATGTGATTATTCCTCCTATTTCTTAAATTTGTTTATTAGATCAATAACCCAATAATATGTTCTTCTCAATAGTCCAAATAATGTTATCCCTGCATTTATAATAGCAAATATCTCTAGTATTACGTTTACAAATAATTCTGTGGTGGTATTAACATCAACAACATCTTTATATCCAAGAAGAGCCAACATTGTTGTTATAGTTAATAAAGCACCTTTAATACTCAAGCTTAATTCTTGAGAGTTAGGAACGGATGTTTGTAATAGTTTTATGTTTGTTTTTATCATAAATATTATTGATTATTTATTAAATTAAAATCTTCATCATTTAAAATTGTATCTAAACAATTCTCACATAATTCTAATCTTTCTGGAACTTTACTTTCATACTGAACACCATCTACAATTTCTCTTTTAAATCTTTTAACTTCAATATCAATTGTAGTTTTATAATTACTATCCGTCTTTTCTTTTGTTATTATTTTTCTTAGTGGATTTAAACTCTCACATAAAGAGCATTTTTTTATTTCCATATATTTTTATTTAAATTGATAATCTATTAGTGAGCAAAAGAATTCTAAATCAGGTGATGTTAATGTTCCATAAACATCTCTAAAAAGAACATACCCAGATCTACTATCATCTCTATTCCAATCTAATACAGTTTCTTTTATTTTAACAGTATAGTTATATGTAATAAACATTGTCTCAGGACTTACGAAAATATTTACTGGACAATGTATCATTTGATATGTTCTTTCTTCATCGTCCCAACCCCATATAGTAATTTCAATAACTCCTGACTCTGAAACTTCTAATGCGCTTCTATAACTAAAATCTAATCCACATATAGTTCTTTTATCTTGGTCAAAATGTTTTCTTGCTAAATCTATACCCAATACTCCGCCACCATTATTTATATCTCTCGCAGTTGCTGCATAATGATCTCCACCAACATTATAACTATCACTTCTTTGATTTTTATATATTCTTTCTTTATGATGTCCTGTTTTTTCATTATCTCTTGGATAATCTACGCCACCAATTCTTACTAAACTTGAACCTTGAACAAATTCAGATTTTGTATAAGCGTCTGATATATTACCGGCAATAGTTGATATTGAACTTAATATCGGTATCATATCATTATTGCTACTTCCAAAATTTACAGGTGTAAATCCGTCTGGAAGTATAGTATATCTTAATGACTGATTTAAATTTGAAGATATAGCATACAATCCAACATCAGCAGTATCGTAAGAAAATGATATCGATTGCCCAATATCAAGTCGTATAAGTGATTTATTGCCTGATGCATAAACATCATCTTTACCTATATATATTGGAGCTGTATTACCTGCCATACTTTGCAATACAATAGTTCCTTTACCATTTGAAAATGGTATTGAAACTCTTGCAGTTCCAACAGTTAATCCGTCTGCCGTTGTAATATTTTTTGGAATGACAATAGAGTTTTTTATCTCAATAAGAGTTTCCTCTCTAGCTGGATTTATTTTGTCCCCTAATATATTTCTTATTTGGACTTCTGTAGTATTTAACATTATTTTATAATTATATTTGATCTAATGTATATCCCATTCTTTTTGCTTTTTCTTCAAGGGAACTAGTCTTAACGTTTACTATTCTTTCTCTTTCATCTATTGATGCTATCTGTTTTTTCTTATCAGATAATATAATTTCTATTTGTTCCTCTTCCTTTTTAAGGACTGATATCGTATTTCTTAACTCAGATATAGTTTTATTTGATTCGCTTGTAGCAATTACGTTCTCTTCTCTTGTTTTTTGCAAGACGTCTATCTCTTTTATCAAATTTTCCTTGTCATTTTTTAGATTAAAGATAGAGTTCTTTAGTTTTTCAACATCTAAGTTATAATTTTCTATAGCCTTAACAAGAAAGTCTTTCTCTTCTGTTAATTTATTTATAGAAATATTAAGAGGCCTTACCTTTTCTTCCAAGTCAGACAACTCTTTTGTCTTATCGGATATTAAACTTGACAAATTATTTATTTCGTTGTTATTATTGTCTATTATTTTTTGAGTTTCTATGACATCTATATCAAGTAAACGCTTTTTTTCTTCTATATCGGCCTTATAAAGCTCTATATCTTGATTATTTTTATTTATTATGTCAAGTTTTTTACTATTTAGAGACTTTAATTCTTTTTCAACTCTTTTCATTTCTTGTTCCAAAGAAAAGATGGACTCTTTTATAGAATCCTCTTTCTTCTTAGTCTCAATAATTTCATTTTTTGAGACTTTAATTCTTGACAATAACTCATTTAAAATGTTCGTCTGTTTCTCTATCTCTATTTTTATAGAGTTTACTCTATCTTCTTTAGGCAATTTGTCTTTTTTATCTGTATTTGTGTCTTGATAATAAGACCTTTTAAATCTAGACATAACTTTTATAAGTTAATATTATTTTGTTGATCTTGAAAACCCAGTAATATCAATTGATGTCTCTACTCCACCTGTTAATTCGTATATTTCTACACATACGAATGATAATCCATTCATATCAAGCTCAGCCACCTTTACATCCGAGTTTGTATTAACAAGTCCAGTAGCCCCAACTACTCCAGTTTGAGTATCTATTGGCGTTAAGTGAACATAACTCCATACATTTGAATCGCTTTTTGCTGCTTGAAAATTCACATCATCAATATCTTTAACAATTGCCCCCAATACTCTAGCCTTTGATGATCCAGTTCCAGTGGATGAAAAAGCTATAACTATATCTTCATAGTCTTTACATGGGAATACTTCTGAATATCCTCCAATTCCTGCAGTTGCAACTCCTACTCCAGTAGCACCATTTAGATAACTTGCTCCTGAAATATCTGTTCCAACTGTTCCTGTAGATGTAGACAATACTGATACTTGCGAGCTTGTTCCACTTATACCGGATGTAATTGTTATTTTGTTAGTTCCTGAATCAAATGAGACAACTTCGCTACCACTTGTAATAGCCCTTATTGCTGCTTGAATTGTTGCCGCAACATCTTCCATTGTTGCATCTCCCGTAAAGTTAATGGCATCAATGTTTCTAGCTGTTCCATCAATTGTTAATCTAAAGCTACCATCTGTTATTGCAGCCCATGTTGCGGGAGTTGTAGTTCCTAAAGCTCCAGTCAACAATGTTGCAAATGTTCCTATGTTTTTATTCAATATTCTTTTATGGTTTGTATCTCTCATAGTTTTTGTTTTTTAATTTATAAGTTTATTTGATTAAACACTATAAAGAGGACGACAAGTCGTCCCCTCAAAGTATTTAATCAAGATCAATGATTAAAAATTTAATTGTGTAAGCTGCGTTTAATGCTTGTGATGCGTGAACATTTCTTACTTTAAACACTGCTTGACCTGCAGAGCAAGTTATCTCTTCTAATACTGGAGCACCGTTTGTGCCTGCGGTTTCAACGTTTGCCAATATGATAGAATTAGCCCTTACGAATTGATTTGTCATTGTAATGGCCTGAGTAGTTGCTGCGGCTAGAGTAGTTGTAGAAGATTTTATTACTCCTGATACTGAATTTAATGTAATAGCCTGAGACTTATCTGTCCCAGTTGCTCTATCATTAAATCCTAGCTTACATCCTTTACCACTTATTTTTACACTCCTATTAAATATTTTCATGTCTTTGTCCTTTCTATTAGGAGAGTGGGAGCGTAATGCCCCCACTACTTACCTATTAAATTATGTTTAAGCTAATGTGCTTAAATCAATGTTGATGTCGATAAGAGCATCTTTTTGGTTGTTAAATGTTTTCTTTCCATATAACATCCAAGGCAATACATTAAGACCCAATTTAAGTTGTGGTTTTCTGAACTCAACTTGTGGGAATCTTTGCATTACTAAATCAATTGCTCCCAATTCTCCGGCTAAAGCATGCATTATTGTTGATGACCATGGATCAGCAGTATCTGAAGTTGCAAGAGCCATTTCTCCAGCTCCTTTAAATACAATAGAAAGATATGTTGTTCCATCTGTTGCCGTCATTCCACCATTAAATGCTGCTTTTGTAGCTGCACTTTGTGCTGACCAATTTGCACCTGCTGCTACTCCATTTAGATAATCTACTAGATTATCAATAGTATTAGCTGTGGCTGCACCAATTTTAACCTCATCTTCTGCACCTGATAAAGTCGTTTTAAATGTAATTGTTCTTCCATTGATACCAATTGTTTGTGCATCTGATGGATTATTTGCAGGAGTCCATACTGCTTGAGATGTTAGGTTTGTAGATAAGAAAATCTTAAATCCAAATCTTTTTCCAACGAATCCATTATTTCCAACTTCATCACCGAATTGAGTGTCTTTGTTAGATAGATATAGTTGTAATGTTTCAAGCATTGTAGGAGAAATAACTATAAATCTCTTTCCAAGTTTAACATTTTTATTTGTTAAAATTGTGTTAGCCTTTGAAAATATCTTATTGATATTATCTGTTCTAACCGAGATAGGAGTTGTTGCTCCAACTTCTCCAATTGTAGCTGCATACATGTCTGTAGTAGCGTTTGCATACTCAGCTAAAATGTCTGCATCTACGATCTGGTTTAGAGCTTGCATTGCATCATCTCTAAAGTCCATTTCTGTATCAAAAGAGTTCTGAATTTCATCTACTGAATCTACATAAAAAGGAGCTACTTTAGCTGTATTAACAACTAATGTCTCATCTGTAGCAGAAACATCTTGTAATGAAACATCTGTTCCTTTTGTGTAGGTTTGACCTGATATAGGCGATCTATATGGTCTGTGTGCTGTGTCCCCATCTTTCAATGAATCTCTCAATTCATTGTTTGTGATGGCCATTGCAACTAGCTCTTTATAACGAACTATTTGCATTTTTTTAGCCCATATCGCTTTATTTAGGGCTGTTAATGAATTAGCCATTTTGTTTTTGTGTTAATTGTTAATCTTTTAGATTAACCCTTTCTTTTTCTTTTTCTTGTCTTCAAAATACTTATCAGCCTCTTCAATTCCCATGTTAAGAATCTGCTCGTCTGTTAGATCTTCTCCATATCTTCCTTTGTCTTTCTCAGACTTGTTATGTGAATATCCGTCTGCCCCAGACTTCGCTCTATTCTTTTCTTCACTTTTAACTACATTGAAAATGTATGATAGTGGTTTTTTGACATAGTCTTCCGAAAAAGCAAGAGTTTTAATTCTTTCTTTGTGTTTTTTCGCAAATGATATATCTTCTTTTTCTGTAAAAGTCTCAACTAAATTCTTTTGAAAATCTTTCTCAAAAAATTCAGCTTGCTTTTGCATTGTTATAGAATTGTCAATTTGCTGTATCTTCTTGCCATATTTAGCGTCCATTATATCTAAAGCAACTTTAACACCGCTTTTTAATATTTTATCTGCAAAGGCCTTAGCATTCTTTGGATCAACACCAAATTCGCCTGCTAAGTCTTTTAATTCCTCTTCGTCCATTTCTGGAATAGAGTCCATGAGCTTTTGCTCTTCTTTCTCAGATAATTTATCAGTGAGTCTCTTGACTTCGTCTCGAGCCTCTTTTAGTTTTTGCTCAGTCTTAAGATGCTTTTTTAAACGAACATATTTTGGCTTTCGCTCGTCTTCTTCAAAGTCATCATCCGGATCATCTTCAGACTCGTCCTCATCTTCTGAGTCTTCGTCTTCTTCTTCCTCTTCAGATTTCTTCTTAGAATCGTCGCCCTCCTTATCGTCCTCCAAGTCTTTATCCTCAGCGTCTTCTTCGCCTTTGTATTCTCCTTGTTGGCCGATTTCATCTCCTAAATCATCATCAATGATTTGGTTTTTGTTTGTGTCTTCCATACATAATATGGTTAATTATTATAAAAAGCTCTAATATAGAGCTAATTTTATTTAGTTTTACCTATTTGCTTTGCCTTTCCTATTTCTTCTTTTCTCATTTTCTCATAATCTCTTTGCTTTTTATCTAGCAGTCCACCTTGAAATGATGCCTCTCTTCTGGATGGAGTCATCTCTTCTCCGTATTTATCTGAATATCTTTTTAGAGCCTTAGAAATTCCTAGTTGCTCTTGCATTCTAGATGTTTGTCTATTTTGTTTTGCAGTATCTATTTTCATTTTTCCTGTATCAACTGCATCTTTTATGTATCTTATTAGTTTTCCCATAATTTTGTTATATAAAAAGGCCTCCTTAAAAATAAGGAGACCTTTATTATTCTCAATGGACGGCTCACATTGAAAACAAAGCTCTATATCTTCAAGGAAGCCGTCTTATATATTGTTAACAAACTAGTAATAAAACCTTTCACAATATAATTATATCACAGATAAATAATTAAAGCAAATATTCTATTACGAATACTATTTAATTTCCCATCTGTCTAGTCCTGTTGCTTGTCTTGATTTCTCTACAAGCTCTTCTGCCTCTTCTCTTGTATCAAATTCTTGAACAAGATCGCCACCAATTGTCTGGCCTATTTCGTCCATAGATAGTTTTGTGTAAACACCAAACTTACCATTTGACTTTTCTTCTTTTTTATCTTCTTTTGGCTCTTCTTTTTGAGCATCTTCCGGAACTTCCGGAGTTTCTTTTTCTACAGATTCTTCTGTAGATTTTAATTCTTTTTCTTCTTTAAGTCCTGTTTCTTTTGATGTATCAACAGGCTTAGTTGCTGTTCTTCTTGGCATAATTTTTTTATTATGTTAATTAGTTAATACTATCTTCGTTTTCTATCGCTTTTTCTTCTTCTGATTCTGGATTATAATCTTCTCCCAATAATGTAATAAGAGTTGTTTCTATTGTTTGAATCTTAGTCTCAGACACCATTATATTATCAACTATACTTACTAAGGCGTTAGCTTTAGCAATATACTTGATCTTATCTTCTTCTGATACATCATCACTCAATATGAGTAAAAATAATTGGACTAGTTGTTCTCTAAAGTTCTTTATTATAAACTTACCTGCTGATGAATCTGATATCTCCTTATTATTTACCAGTTCTTGAATGTATCTTTGTAAACTCTCAATTGTTGACTTGGTTGTTGAGTCCTGCGTTTTCTGGTATTTGCTCAACACTTTCTCCATTAGGTAATGTATTTTCATTTTGATTTATATTAGGTTGATTAGTTATCTGTAGCATTTTAGCTTGGAATGCGAAGTTCTTTATGGATATAGGTATTTCAAGCTTTATATGCTCATATAAGGCATCTAATTGCTCATCTGATAGATATTCCCTATTCTCATCAATAAACTTCAAGTGGTGGTTTAAATGGATGTTATTAGCACTTTTATTTGGAGTAGCACCCTTTCCGGATATAATATTTTGATTATCTTGACTTGCGGATATTATTGAGTCTGCATGGCCATTTCCTGATACATCCATAATCTTTTCTATCTGTTCTTTGCTTGCACCTGCTGTCTCTAGAATAATCTTATATGTTTCTTTCTTGTTCACAAAATCAAAGTTAATTCCCTCTGCTATAACTTTAGATATAGACTGATTTAACATTTCCTTTGCTTTTG